CAAGGCCCCTTTTTCTTTTTACCTGACTATTAAGCGCCAGGCGAACCGAACAAACCGCGTGGATCGCTGAAGCCAAAGCTATAGCGCTCACGAGCCTTGTAACGGACGTTGCCGGTGTCGAAGTCGCCTTCAAAACCAGTCTTCATGGACACGCGCTCGAACATTTTCATGCCGTTAGGAGCGTCAGTCTTGATGAAGTACGCATCTGGATCGGTCAAGAAGTTGTTAACCACGTAGCCCTGAGGCACCATGCCCATGTTGCGGATGGCGTTGACATCGTTATCAGCAGTACCGACGCGGAGCGTGGACTTCATGATACGGTCAGCCGTAAACATCAGCTCTTTGGGGATGATTAACTTCAGGCCTTGGACGGCAATCTTCAAGCCGCGCTCATCGGTAAACGCTGCAATGTCGATCAAAGACTGTTCCAAGGATGTCTCGGACAAGTCAGCAGGCGTAGCCAAGGTGTTGGACAGGTTTGGACCTGACAGAGTTGGGTGATTGGTTGCGCACAACGCAACACCGTCGCCACCAATAGAGGTAGTGAAAGCGTTGTTCAGCACAGCCGCAGCCTTGATCTGCTTGGTTTGAGCCATTGAACGGGCCAAAGCCTTGGTGTAGCGGGCAGACAAGCGGTCGTAGAGGTTATCTTCAACAGCTTCTTCTGTCAGCGAGAACGCCAAAGCGATAGTCTCGTGGGTGTAGCGAGCAGTGTAGACCTCTTGAGCTTGGTCGTATGAAACGCCCGCGCCCTCGGTCTTCACAGGAGCTTCGCCGAAGCCCGATTCCATCACCTCTTCTTCAAACGCACGGTCAGAAGATTCGACGGAGTAGATTTGGGTGTGTTGGTTCTCGTAGTTTTTATACTCGAGTCCAAACAAAGCATTGAGACCAGGCTCAAGCTCTTTCACCAGTTGTGCACGTGAAATTGCCATTTATGTTCTCCTTATTGACCAGCAACACCTGCACTACCGTACACGTGTTCGTTGATCTTAACTACCACCACGGCGAAAGAGCCGTACTCGTTACTTGGGACGTTGTACAAGCCAACGGTCTTCAGGTTTAAAGCAGCTGTAGTAGCAAGTGTAGAAGAGTTTAGTTCCATAGTGGACACACCAGTAGTGGTGCTTCCGCCGGTACCAATCACGTCTGCATTTTTGCCCACATCTGCAGCAACAAAGCCCGCATCACATTGAACCAAGAACAACTGACTAGGATCGTCAATCACATCGGCAATGATCTTGCCAGAAGTGATGTTGACAGAACCTGGATAGAAGTTCTTGAACGTGGGCTTGCCGGTGGTGGGATCAATGTAGCTGCAACCGTTAAACACACCTACCGCAGCAGTGTGTGTAGCAGGAAGAAACCGAGTAATGAAACCCGCTGAAAGGGCAACCAAGTCGCCCTGAAAAATTGTTCCAGCCTGGTTATCAGCAATCTCATATCCGTACTGTTTCTGAGCACCAGTAGCGGAAAGATTGCCAATAGGTCGAAAGCCGAAAGCCTTGTCGGTATTAGCCATTTGTAATTTCCTTAAAAAAGTAAAATTTGTTAGCCCTTGTTAGAGCCGCCAAAAGAAACGCGAGACTGACGTGTGGGCCGCTGAATGGTCATGCTGTTGTGGGCATTCGCTTTCATCAACTCGTTGTCCGCCGCCTGTAATTGGTCATTCGCTCTACTTTGGTAATACGCACTGCGCTCTGCCAGTGTCTCAATCGGGATACGTGCAAGAAGTAAGCCTCCCACGCTGATAACACCAGCATGTCGGCCGTCTTCTATTGTTGGTACATGATAGTCGGGGTACTCGTCCCCACGAACCAACTCATACCCCTCGCGGAGCTTTCCAGAGATGTTCGTGCGGTCGTCAATACCACCGGCTTCAGCTCGAATCCAACGGTGCTTGTATCCAGGAGGTGGAGGTGGCGCATCCAGTCGTGAAGGGGGAGCCCAAGGTTTACGTCGCGCATCGCTCTCACGAGATTCGGCCCCGCGAGAACTGCGATTGAGTGTAGGTACTTTAACGTCTGACATGGTCTTACTCCTTTACGTACTTGGCATATTCCTCAAGAGGAACACCCAGCTTTTTGGCAATTGCAACTTGACTTGGGGTCAACTTGACAGTGCGGCGTGCGTTGTTGATACCCGAGGATCGGGATGCAGGAGCCACCGTTTGCACGAGTCTGGCGGACCTGTTAGTTTGCGCCTGCTGACCCCCACCCAATTTCTGGGGGAAGGTCTGCTTTAAGCGATTGTCTAGCTCATCATAATACTCATTGCTGTTTGGGTCAAATCCTTCGCTTTGAATTAACTGACGATGGATTCCCCATGCTGCATGAGTCATGGCTGTATCTCGGCCGTACCAGGGGTTACGCTCGGCCCAGTCCTCGACCCGTGGATCGACTTCCTGCTGAACTTGTACCTGGGGTTGCTGGGCAGCCTGCTGGGCTGCTTGCTGCTGCTGATAGTTCCACTGCTGTACCTGCTGCTCGCGCTGCTGGGTAGCGGCAGTAATCTGGCTTTGCTCCATGGTGAGCGCAGTCAGGCGTTGCTGGGCTTCCGTCTCGGTGTCAATGTCACCTTCTTCACGGGCCTTGCGGATGATTTGCTTTAAAGCAACAACTTGCGTCTGAACACGGCCATTGGCCTCGCCCAGGCGCTCGCCGTCCACAGTCATGTACTGCTGCTCGAGCTGCGTAGCACGGGCCTGGACGCTCTTGGCGTACTCCAAGGCTGCTTGCTCACGGCGCTGGGTCTCGCGCAGGCGCGCGGTCAGCTTGTCAATGCGCTTCTTGACGCCTTCGCTGTACTGGTCAAGCTCGCCGCCGTCACTGGACTGCTGTGAGGTGGTCTCGACCCGAGGCGCTTGGGGTTTGTCCAATACTTCAGCAGCACCGTCCTCCCCAATTGCAACGGTGGCCGGACTTTCGTCCTCACCTATCTTAAATTCAAGTTGGTCATTCATGTCATTGCTCCTTTACATGTGCAGAATGTCTTCGGGACTGTTCACCACTCCAAGTACCTCATCGTCGTTGATGAGACGAATCTCACCACCATCGATTGGGATGCGTGCGCCAGCGTAGCGGCCAAAAATAATCCAATCACCCTCTTTGCACCAGGCACCAGTGGGGAATTTAGATTGATCGGCGTAGGCTAAGGACCCTACCTTCAGGACGTAGCCGCACACTGTGCCAAGCTGGGTCCTGCGCTGTGTTTCTTCGGCAAGGACAATACCGCCCTTGCTTTTCTCAGCGCCTCGGTAGGGAAGAATGGCAATGCGCCATCCTGTCGGCTGGGGAATGGTGTCTATAACCGCTTGGTCGAGTTTCTCTGGGTCAAAACCCAGCTCTGAGTAAGCATCGTCAAGGGCAGGCGGTTTGTTAACTGCCTCCTCGGCCCACTTACGCTCCAAGGCGGTCATATTGATTTCAGGTACTGTTGCGGTTTCCATAGTCTTCCTTTACTTGAGAAAATCGTCTGTGTCATCCGTGACTTTTTTGAGCAAATCTTTCACGGAGTCTTCAACCATTCTCAAACCCTCAAGGCGACCCATCATGAAGCGATACCGCTCCATGTCTGTGATGGTTCCGTTCAGGACAATCTGTTTGGATTGATCCTGGAGTTTCCTGATCTCTTTCAGAACTGCTTCTGCAAATTCAAGCATGGTGTTTCCATGAAAAGCAGACGGTACAAGGCTCCGTCTGTTAGCACTTACTCACGAATTAGTATATCTTAACTGGACGGTTGCCGTCTCTTTTTTTAACAATCATGGCAGGACCTTGTACACCCGGGGATGTTTTAGGCATTCCGGCCTTCACGCCTTTGGGCTCTTTGGTCTTTACCTGCTTGAGTTTAATTTCTTTAACCGCCATATTGGCCTCCTGGTTGTTGGGGTTGATTGACCTTCTCTTGCTGCAACAGCAGCTTCTGCTGGTTAATCTGGTTGGTCTGCTGTGCCTTTTGCTGATCAAGGGCCAAGCGCTGCTGGTCAAGTGCAATTTTGGCTTGATCGTTTTGAGCACGCTGCTGAATTTCAACTTCCTTGAGCTTGACCAACGGATCAGGGCCCTCGTCGCCGCCTGCCATCTCTTCCTGCAGCTTG